TACATCACCCGCAACTATAGCACCATACTATAGCACCATACTATAGCACCATACTATAGCACCATAGCACTACTATGCTAACACTAATAGCATGCTACCTTACTCTTATATAGTATGTGAGTACTTACTAACAATACTTATGCGCTAGCGTACTTACTAACTTGAGGAGGGTGGTAGCCTTTTTTGAGTTTTGTGATTCCTTCCTTCCTTAAGCACCTATCTATTTTTTATAAACTTTTTCAGTAGTACCACATTATAGTACTTAGCTAGCTAGTACTGCTATATACTAGATACCTAGTTACTACTGCATATAACTAAGATAGTACTGGTACTATAGCTGCTATCGGCACTATACCTAGTACTCTCCTATTCTTTATAATACTAGTAATATGGAATATAGAACTAAAGGAATACAGGCAAATGGATAAGGTTTTTACTGGTACAGCTGGGCGCGCACTTGAGCTACTAGGAAATGGAGTAAATGCAGAATCTGTTGCAGCTGCACTAGGTGTTACTCCTAGTTATATTAGTACACTTATAGCAGATGAAGAATTTACTACTCAGCTAGTTACTCTTAAATATGAGAAGCTTAGTAAACATAATGAGCGCGATGATAAGTATAACTCAATAGAAGATAAGCTATTAGAACAGTTAGAATCACTTCGTCCACTTATGATGAGACCAATGGAAGTATTGCGAGCAATTCAGGTAGTAAATGCAGCGAAACGCAGAGGTGCAGCTTCACCTGATTCTATTGTAAATAAACAAGCATTAGTACAACTTACAATGCCAATACAACTAGTACAGAAATTTACTACTAATATAAATAACCAAGTAGTGGAAGTAGAAGGACAGGAATTAGTAACTATTGATTCTAAGTCACTACTATCTAAGATAGGAAGAACAGATGACTACAAAGCAGCAACACCAGAACTTACATCAGCAACACCAAGTGCTACATCAGCGTAATAAGGATGCAGCATGGGAACGCTTGATTATGATTCAGGCACAGTTATCTTCTACTCCTGACTCTACTACTTCTCCTAACTCTTTAACTACGAGCATAGCTCTACTAACTAAACTATCTAATAAGTCTTACTATGGCTAGATATGACTCTAGAGCAGATGCAGATTTAGGATTTACTAAACATGAACTAGATGAAGCAGCAGCTAAACTTACTCCTGTAGAAGATGAGCCTAGTACTGTAGATGATTTTACCTTTACTAGTGATGAAGTAATTAATGCAGCTAAGGAATCTCCTGACTTTCTAGCAGGCTTAGTAATGCCAGCTATATTTAAATACATGCTACCACCAGTATTCGTAGCTATTTGGAACTGGCTTGTATCCTTTGTTAATATATCTAGGATATTTCCACAGCTTGCAATAGGACTTCCTCGCGGCTTCGGTAAAACCACAGTTATTAAACTATTCGTAGTATTCTGTATCCTATTTAGTAGAAAGAAGTTCATACTTGTAGTTTCTAGTACTAGTACTCTAGCTGAAAACATCATTAGTGACATAGCTGATATGTTAGATGAACCTAATGTAAAGAAAGTATTTGGAGACTGGAGAGTAGGACTAGAAACTGATAGAAAAGACTTAAAGAAGTTCGGCTTCAGAGGTAAAGATATTACTCTTGCAGGACTAGGTGCTGGTACTTCCTTACGTGGACTTAATATTAAGAATGAACGTCCAGATGTAATGATATTCGAGGATATACAAACTAGGGAGTGCGCTGATTCAGAAGTACAATCTAATGCTCTTGAACAGTGGATGTATGGTACTGCTATGAAAGCTAAGTCTCCTCATGGCTGTATGTTCATATTTGTAGGTAATATGTATCCTACAAAAAACTCTATATTACGTAAGCTCAAACTAAATCCTAAGTGGACTAAGTTTATTGTAGGAGGAATTACTAGTAAGGGTGAATCACTATGGGAAGAACTACAACCTCTTACACAACTACTTCAGGAATTTGAGAATGACTTAGCATCTGGACATCCAGAGATATTCTATAGTGAAGTGCTTAATGATGAAAACGCTAGTGTAAATAAGCGAATTGATTTATCTAAACTGCCACCATACCCATATACAGCAGATGAAGTAATACTAGGCAATTATATAATCATTGACCCTTCTAATGATAAGTCTAATTCTGATAGTGTGGCTATAGGATACTTCGAAGTAATAGATACACTTCCTGTACTTAAAGACCTAGAGAATGCAAGACTAAGTCCAGGAGATACTATTAGAGTAGCACTTACTATGGCACTTAAGTATAACTGTCGCTTAGTAGCTGTAGAATCTAACGCTTATCAGTACTCCCTTCTATACTGGTTTAAGCACTTCTCTGAACAACTAGGAATACAAGGAATTAACTTTGTAGAAGTGTATTCTGGTGGACTTAGTAAGCCTACTAGAATACTTACTATGTTTAAAGCATACATAGCTGGCGAGTTCTTTATAGACCCTAAGTTAGTATCACAAGTACACTTAGAAATATCTCAGTATAACCATCTCAAACGAGATAATACTGATAACATATTAGACTTACTTACCTATGCTGCAAGAGTACTAGAACTATATGCTGAATTTATTCAGTTTGATTCATACCTACAGATAGTAGAAGAATCTAGAGAACTTATATTACATAACTCACCATTCTAAAGGAACAATACATCATGGCAACACCTGATATTCCATTTATACCATCTATCAAATCACAAGAAGCACTAGTTAACTTCTCTACTGTTATTGCACAAGCTAATATTAACAACCAACGCCAAAGGTTCTTAGATATTGACTTAGCTTATATTCGTGAGCAAGACCAGACTAAAGAACATAAGAGAGCGCAACTAGCTAATAAGTATGGTGATTCTAATCGCCTTCAGAACATCACTATTCCAGTAGTAATGCCACAAGTAGAATCCGCAGTTACTTATCAAGCATCAGTATTCTTAACAGGTGTACCTATGTTTGGAGTAGCAGCTGACCCTGAATTTATAGATGCAGCTCTCATGTTAGAATCAATCATTGAAACTGAGCAGATTCGTGGCGACTGGGTACGTAATCTTCTTATGTTCTTTCGTGATGGTTTTAAATACAACATTAGTGCTATAGAATGTTCATGGGATACTATGTCTACTGTAGCACTAGAGACTAATCTAGCACAAGGTATACAAGCTAAACCTAAGAATGTACTGTGGAGTGGTAATAAGCTTACTCGTATTAATCCATACAACTTCTTCTATGACACCAAAGTAGCGCCATCACAAATCTACATTGATGGAGACTATGCTGGTAAGCATGAACTTATGAGTAGAATTAAACTTAAGCAATTTGTAGCTAATCTTAAGTACCGTATGAACATGACTGAAGCATTTGAATCCTCTTCTAAGGGTGCTAGTGTACTAGGCATTGATACATCTTACTACTATATGCCTGATATTAATCCGCAAGTATCAGCAGAACTTAAAGATGGTGACTTCAATTGGATGTCTTGGGCTAAAATTGCTGGAGGTAAGCAAGAAATTAACTACAGTGATAACTACTTAGTTACTACTATCTATGCTAGAGTTATCCCAGCGGACTTTAATCTAAATCTACCAGAGCGTAATACTCCGCAGATTATGAAGCTGATACTAGTAAATCTATCTGTACTAATATATGCAGAGAAACAAACTAATGCACATAACTACATACCTATAGTATGTGGTGTACCTAACGAAGATGGCTTACAAGAACAAACTAAGACATTAGCTGAGAACTCTATTCCATTCCAGCAAGTAACTAGTGCTCTTATGAACTCAGTAATAGCTTCCCGCAGGCGCGCTATCAGTGACAGAGTTATCTATGACCCATCTAGAATTAGTGAAGCACAGATTAATAGTCCTAATCCTTCTGCTAAGATACCAGTACGACCAACTGCTTATGGTAAGCCAGTAGGAGAAGCAGTATATCCATTCCCATTCAGAGATGAACAAGCTGGCTTAGTACTAGGAGAAATCCAACAACTACTAGCTATTGGTAATGAAGTTAATGGTCAGAATAAGGCTAAACAAGGGCAGTTTGTTAAAGGTAATAAAACCCAATCAGAGTTTCAAACTGTTATGAACAATGCTAATGGTAGAGACCAACAAACAGCAATACTGTATGAAGCACAGGCATTTACTCCACTTAAGGAGATAATTAAAACTAACATACTACAGTATCAAGGTGCTGAGAAGTTATTCTCTAAGAGTAAGAACCAAGCAGTACAAGTAGACCCACAACGTATGAGAGATGCAGTAATGGAGTTCAAACTATCTGATGGTTTAGTTCCTACTGATAAAGTAATGGATGCAGAAGCATTTACTATCTCCTTGCAAACTCTTGGTTCTAGTCCACAGCTTGCTAGTGGTTACAATATAGCACCATTATTCAGCTATCTAATGAAACAAAGAGGTGCAGACTTAACTCCTTTTGAAAAGACTCCTGAGCAGATAGCTTATGAAGAAGCAGTACTAGCATGGCAACAAGCAGTAGCAGCATTTGCTAAAGGCTTAGAATCAGGACAAGTTACACAGGAACAACTTCCACCACAACCTACTCCTGAACAGTTCGGCTATACACCAGCAGGTAATAATAGTGCTGCTACACCAGCTAGAACTACTCAGAATGTAAATAATATAACTAATAACATTACTAATAACCGCGCGTAAGGATACAGCTATGAGCCCATTTGTAGGTGCTAAGCATCAAAGAGATAAAGCTATATCCAGAGGTAATACATTAGCTTATAGAGTATGGACTACTGAAGAAGATGCTGAACTACTTAAGTATGAAAAAGAAGGTCATAGTATCTATGCTTTATCTAAAGCATTTAAGAGAAGTGAAAAATCTATTAAAACTAGACTACATAAATTAAAAGAAAGGAATTAATTAAATGTCTAAACTATTAACATCACTATATACTAAGTATGAATTTACACCTGATGAAACTATTCAGGCTACATCATTTACAGACTTACAACTTCAATTTTTACAAACCGAATTAGCTATTGCAGCAGAGGAGAAAATAACAGCGACATACGACCCACTTAATCCAGTATCATATGCACAACGAGAAGCAGAACTAACAGGTAAGATGCTAGTATTACAGTATCTTATCGAATTAGGTAACACAGCAAGAGCAGCACAAAACACTTAACTCACAACTTATATTCAAAGGAAATACTATCATGGCATTATCAGACTTAATGGAATCATTCAAAGGCACACCAGCACCAGCGCCTGCACCAGCACCAGTAGTAGCACCTGCTACTAATATTCAACCGCCAGCAGATAATTCTGCACCAGCAGATTCTAATAACCCTACAGGTTCAGAATCGCCACTTGATACATTTAAGGACTTGTGGGAAACTGACCCTAATAAGCAAGCCGATACTAACACTAGTTTACTAGGGGAAATCAATCCTCAGAAGATACTAGAGCAAGCTAGTAAGGTGAACTTTGCTAAAATTGTTAAACCAGAAGATGTTAAACTAATACAACAAGGCGGTGAAGGTGCAGTAGAAGCTCTTGGTAGAGCATTGAATGCAACATCACAAGCAGTTTATGCTCAATCAGCAGTAGCAACAGCTAAGATAGTGGAACAAGCAACTTCTAGATTAGAAGAAAAAATCTTAGCTTCACTCCCAGAAAGAATCAAACAACAGTCGTTCTCTAACTCCTTGCGAGAAGATAACCCTGCTTACTCCCATCCATCAGCTGCACCTATTGTAGCTATGATTGAAACTCAAATGCAAACTAAATTCCCTAATGCAACTACAGCAGAACTTAAGGAAATGGCGAAGGATTACTTCACTAAAACTTTCTCTGCTATCTCAGGTGCTGATGCAACTGCTGCTAAAACTAAGCAGGAAGCAGCTAGCAAAGAGATTGATTGGAGTAAGGAATTTGGTATTAATTAGTAACTAGTTTTATTTTTAACCAAATTAGGAGAAACATATGTTTAACAGAGCGCAAGTTATGCGTGGCTCAGATGGTATTGTACAGAAGCAGATAGTAGGAGATGGTATCTCTGCTATTCTTGGTACTACTATCCAAGCCTCAGATTCTAACCAAACAATTACTGCAAATGCAATTGGTGGTGGTTTATATGTACGTAATGGTATGACTGCTGGTCGTACTGATACTACAGATACAGCACTTAATATCTTAGCAGCTAATGCTGGTATGGATAATGGTGATAGCTTCTTACTAGTAGTATCAGTAAGTACAGCCTTTGCACTTACATTAGCAGGTGGCGCAGGTGTTACATTCGTAGCTGGTGGTAAAACTTCTATTCCAGCATCTAGCTTTGGATTAGTACAGTTTATCAAAACATCAGATACAACTATGCAAATGCGAATCCTCTAACATCAAGTTAGAACCATTAATTTAATTAAATAAAGAAAAGGAATTTATTATGAGTACAGGTATTTTACAGACTAATAATCTACCTATCGATTTAGCGAAGAAGTCGTTTGCTGGTATGATTACACGTCTTATGCCAAATGGTGCTGCACCATTGTTTGGTATGACTTCAATGTTAGGAGACGAACGTGCAGTACAAACAGAGCATGGTTACTTCTCTAAAACAATGCTATTCCCTGAATTGCAATTAAGTGCCGCAGTAGTAGCTGCTGATACAGTATTACCAGTTGTGTCTACAAGTAACGTACTTCCAGGTATGATTATGCGTGTCAATACTACTGGTGAGAATATCATTATTAATAATGTAATTTCTCCTACTTCAGTGTCAGTATCTCGTGGCATTGGTACAGTAGCTGCTGCTAACATTGCAATCAATGTTAAGCTTTACCAAGTTGGTTCTGCATTTGAAGAATCTTCTATCAGACCAAACGCACTTAATATTAACCCAGTACGTATTACTAACTTAACCCAAATCTTCCGTAATACTTGGGCTGTCAGTGATACTATGCGTGAGACAATGGTAATTGCTGGCGAAACTAACGTAGCAGAGAGCAAGCAAGACTGTGCAGCGTTCCATGCTGCTGATATTGAGAAGGGCTTATTCTTCGGTCAACGTTCACAAGGTACTAGAAATGGTAATCCATTCCGTACTATGAATGGTCTTATCGCTATTGTTGGTAACTTGGCTAACTACCCATCTTACTATGTAGCACCTAACAACTTTACAGCAGCAGCTACTACTAACTACACACAGTTAGAGGGTTTTTTAGACCCAGTGTTTAACCAAGCTACTGACCCTAAAGTTGCTAACGAGCGTGTATTATTCTGCGGTGGTAATGCTAAACGTGTTATCAATAACATTGGTCGTTTGAATGGTACTTATCAGTTAGTTGATGGACAAACTAATTGGGGTCTACAATTTGCTACATTCAAAACAGCTCGTGGTATGTTCCGTCTTATCGAGCATCCATTGTTCAATAGTAATACTGATTGGTCTTCTATGGCTATTGCAGTTGACTTAAGTACATTTAAAATAGCATACTTAGGCGACCGTAAAACACAGTCTAAAGACTTTAATGGTTCTAGCAATGAAGCTACTGATAACGGTATTGATGCAGTAGGTGGTACATTAACTACTGAGTTAACTACAGTTATTAAGAATCCTCCAGCTAACTCAATCATTACAGGCTTGACAGCAGCAGCAGTAGGTTAATAGCAGTTAGCAGTTAGTAGTTAGTAGTTCTTCCCCCTGAATAGGGTAGTAGCTTATTTTACTACCCTATTCTTTTTTCCCTCTTGTATATTAGGAGTAACATCAAATGCATAAATTATATAAAGCAGTTCAAAGTAGTTTTCAAGTAGTATTAGCTAAAGGTGGTGTATGTGCCTTTGTAGGTAATCAGTTCCACACAGGTAATAAAGAAGTAATAGCAGAATTAGATAAAATGATAGTAGATGCTCCACACATGGGAATCTATGTTGATGAAAATGAGCCAGAAGTTGACCCAAATGCATTATCACCTACAGCTATCATTGAAGCAAAAGTACGTGCTAAGATTCTTGCGGAAATGGCAGAAGCTAATAATCCTGCAAATGACCGTGGTAATACTGTTCAAGGCAATTTTGCAAATTCTATTAATAACACAGATAAAGTAGAAGAAGCTGCAACTGGTATTGCACCTGAAGTTAAAGCTGAGTTAGCTGCATTAACAGCGCAGAAATCATCTTCTACATTAGAAGCTATTAGAGCTAGAACACAAGCAATGGCTACAGAAGTACCATCAGCAACAGTAGTACCAACTCCTGATACTAAGTTATCAGAAGATGAAGCAAGTACACAAGTATAAAACATATAGATAGGATGAACTTTCATGGCAGCTAATACACTACTTCAGTCTTTAATAGATGATACTATTACACTTACTAAGCGCCCAGACTTATTAGCGGAGACTAAACTTGCTGTTAAATCAGCTACCTTGAAGGTTCATACTACTGATTATATGCAGAAAGATTTGAAAGACCATTCAATACAATTTAACACAGAAGAGTATTTTCAAGAGTTTGAACCTAAGTTACTAATACCTACTTGGCGTGCGCTTAAGTACATTAGAAAAGTAGTACTAGACTCCAGTAGTGGAAACTACATTGGCGCTAATTTTCTTAGTATTGTAACTCCTGAAAGTATCCTTGATGACTACAGTGTAGAAAAGCCTGATGTAGCATATGGTGCAGGTACAGTTATTAAACTTAAGCTATCTACTAAAGAGAGAAGATTCTTAGTAGGTTGCTATGTGTATCCTACACTAGTAGATGAGTCTTATGAATCATGGATAGCTAGGGAGTTTCCTTATGCTATTATATATGATGCAGCTGCTACTGTATTCAAGGGAATTGGATTTGATGAACAAGCAGCACAATTTAGGTCTGATGCTGCATTATGGTTCACCATAGTTAAGAACTCAAATGTATTAGTAACTGGAGAATAGTATATGTCAGATGAAGCAACCGTATGGAATCCTGGTAGTACCCCGCTAGTCAATAGTGATGGTACTGTAAAACGCCAGTACTTTGTAGCAACTGCTGCGCAATCAGTGTTCAATCTAACAGCATTTGCATATGCTCTTAGTACTGAATCACTACAAATATATAAGAATGGTTTAGCTCTTAGATTAGGACTAGACTTTAATGAAACATCTACTAGTAGTTTTACACTCACTACTCCTGCTACTGCTGGTGATATTATTATTGCTATTGGCTATGTAGGAATCACAGGAGTAGTGAATATTCCAGGCAATGGTACTGTTACATATGCTTCCCTAGCTATTGGTTTCGCACTTACTAATACCGAACTACCAATAGTATCTCTTGCTAAAGGAGGTCTAGGACAAGCATTTGCAGACTTAGCTGCTGTTAAAACATATCTTGGTATTGTATCTTCTCCAGTACAGATTACACAAGAAGGTATAATGAATGTACTAACTCCTTCACCATTAGGTAGAGGATTTAAGGATATTATATCTAGTGGATGGTTGCCTGCATTTATCAATGATTTATGGGGAGGTGCTGTTGCACCTTTTTGGCTAACTGACCAAGCTACTGGAGTAGAGTACAGATTTACTAGTAATACACAACAGATAGATGATAATGGATTTGCTAACTGTGGCGCACTTGCAGCTAATGCAGCCATAGCACAAGGCTTCCAGTTATCAAGAGATTTATCTAATGAGACACTAGTAATATGGGTTAAGATATATAAAGTAGGCGCACCATCAGGTGCTAGTGTACACTTGTATGCAAGTACTGGTACAGCACCTACTGGCGCACCATTGTTTAGTAGTGGACTTCCTACTCCTGACACAGTAACTACTTCTACTGAAGGTTCTTGGTATAGGATTGCATTTAGTAATGTAACACTATCAGCTAATACACAGTATCACTTTGCTATAACCTCTGGTGCAGTAGATGCAGCTAACTATTGGGTATCTAAGACAGACCAAACTAATAGAACTTATCCATTAGGTTCATTTGCTAACGGTACTGCTGCACCTGTATGGTCTCCTAATACTGCTGTTGCACTATGCTTTATTACAGAACTTCCTGTTAATAAGCAGATGTTACAATCAAGTGGGTTACTTAGTGGTGCTATTGTGTTTCATGAAGCAGTTAATCCAGTATTATCAAGTCTACTATGTAACTCAATGCAGAACATTTGGGATGGAGAAGAAGCTACTTGGATATTCACTGGTACTCAGTTTCAAATCAATAAACCATTCTTTGATTGTGTGTATGGACTTACTAAGAACCGTATTACTGGCGCTGTTGATAACTTTGGTAATGTTACATTTAGTTGCTATGATGCACTAGGTACATTAAGAACTACTAGCAGCTTAGGTGTGAATGTAGTTACAGGTAATAGGCAGATAGTATTAAGTATCAGAAGTAAAGGTGATGGAGTTGACTCCATGACTATTCACATTGATGGAGTACAGAGCGGCTCTGGACTAAGTAATATTAGTATTAGTTTTAATGATAGGTTCAGAGAACTTGGTACTGTATGGCTTGGTGGTGGATTTAATGGTATTCCTAGTTGGTCTGATGAACTTACTATGAATGTATTACCAAGTTCCTCAGGCTGGACATACAGTGGTTCTAACGTAGAAGCTACTGCATTTAAACTTAATAATAGTAGATTATACCAAGTTAAGAACACAGCTACACTTACAGCTATTTATACTAAGCCTACAGCAGGACTTAATAATGGTACTGGATGGACAGTTAGCTTTACTGCTAATGTAACTGATGCAACTAGAACTGCTTTCTCACAAGCATCTACAGTTAATATCTTTGATGGTGCTAAACAAACTGGATATATGCTACAAGATTACTTTGTATCATACTCAAATGACTTAGCTACATATCTGAATAGTGACTTACATACTACTACTAGAGTAGAGAATGAGTACTTAATATGCGGTAGAGCTTCTGACCAGTATATGTTTGTTAATGGTAGATTCATGAGAGATGGTAGTGGTACTCTTACTACAGTTAGTGCAAGTAATCAGATAGTATTTGGAGATAACTCAGCAGTAGCTGGTGAAGGTAATAGTGTAATTTGGGATAACATGGCATATGCTGGTACTACTTACTTCATGCCTGTAGCTTCTAATGGATTAAGACTTAGTGAGTTTGTAGCACTTAAAGGTAATCAGACTAATAATATAACTGCGTTCTTTAATACTGCACCTATATCAGTTAAAGACTTTGCTGGTATAGCTGGTGGTTATATCGAGAAGTTAAAACATACTGTAAGTAAGAAAGGAGTATTAGCTAATACTACCACTACATCAGTAGCACAGCTTCCTATTGTAGATATGAGTACTTATGTGATTGGTAAAAACTTAGATGTAGAATATACTGGTACATTATCTAACAGTGCTGCACAAGTTAATACAGTTACTACTTCTATTGACGGAGAAACTGCACCATACTTTGATAGAAGTGCAACTACTCCAGCTGCTGCTCTAAATGAGATTACTGCTAGAGTTAAGGTAAGTAGATACTTCGGTCTACATAGAGTAGAAGCTAGAGCTAGAAGTGCAACAGGAACAATAACACATACATCAACTAACAGGGAATTAATTGTAGAAGGAGAATCTTAATGCAGAAAGTAAAGAAGTATTTTTGGAATATTCTTATATCTGTTGACCAATTTGCTAATACAATATTCTTAGGCGACCCTGATGAAACTATATCTAGTAGAATGGGTAAGAAAATAAGAGAAGGAACTAGAGGTAGAATTCCATTATGGTTATGTAAAGCATTGCATATAGTAGATAAGAACCACTGCACTAATAGTATTGAAGAAGAGGAAGGTAAGGATAATGTCTAGGATGTTAAGTGATGAGGATATTAAAGCCATTGCTGATAAGTTAACAGAGTATAGTGGACTTAGTTCAGCAGAGCATAGAGACCATCACGAAGCACTTACCTTGTTTATACAAGAAAGAAGACAGAAGATGGAAGATTGGGCTAAGATTAGACAACAGGTTAGCGGTTGGCTTATCATTGTAGTACTGGGAGGTATTGGTACTATTGTGTATAACAGTGTAATAAGAGGTGAGTCTACTAAACAGCAGTTGGAAAGGAAGCAGTAATGGCGCAAGTAAGTTACAGAGCTAATCTAGGTGCATCTACATTCCCATTCTTATCTGAGAATCAGGGACAGAGTATTATTGTTAAGCAACAAGATAATATGTATATCCCAGCAGTTGAGAGTGGAGGTAGAGATAACCAAGATGTAGGCATTCCACAGATATACTACTGTCATAATGTACTACCTACTAGTCAAGGCTATAGCTCTGTAGGCTATTCAAGAGTATGTAATGCAGTAGCTGGTGAAACAGGATTTAGTACTGTATTTGTATTAAGAGATAGTTCTGAGAATAAAGCGTATTTCTGTCATACTACAAATAACAAGAATTTTGTACAACTTCCAGGTAGTAGTACATGGTTACAAATTAATAGTATTGCAGGTGCAGCTAACAAGCTTACAACAGTTGCACTAATTAGTGGAGTTACTTATATCTACTTTGCTAATATTGGTTGTTATCGCTATGACTTCGCATCTAATCTCTTAGTACCAGTAACACTTAATGGACTTACGCCTAGTGCTGTTATTGGTATTACTACTACTGCTGGTTACATGATTGCTTGGACTGCATCAGAGATAGCATGGAGTAGTACTATTGATGCTACAGACTTTGAGCCATCTCTTAGTACTGGTGCAGGTGGTGGTGGAGTAGAAGGTGCGAAAGGCTCTATACAAGTATGTATTAACACTATTGCAGGCTTCATTGTATATACTACAAGTAATGCAGTAGCAGCTTCCTATAGTGGTAATAGTAGATACCCATTTAACTTCAGAGAGATTGTAGGTGCAGGTGGACTTGCTAATCCTGAACTTGCTTCAGCTGATGGTAACAGTAGTGCTCAATACGCTTATACTACTTATGGTATGCAATCAGTAGGTATTCAACTGGCGCAAACTGTACTACCTGATGTAACTGACTTTATTGCAGGTAGCTATTTTGAAGACTTTGATGACTTCACATTGCAATTCAGTAGACAAGTACTTACTGGTACTATGCAAAAGAAACTCACACTTATATCTTCACGATATCTTATTATCTCCTATGGAGTTAGTAGTCTTACTCATGCACTTGTATATGACATAATACTTAAAAGATACGGAAAGCTTAAGATAACTCACACTGATTGCTATGAGTATAATCTTTTGAATCCTGAGATTATTGAAACTCCTAAGAAGTCTATTGCATTTGTACAAGCAGATGGTACTGTGTTCTTACTAGATACTACCTTTGGTGCAGCTAACTCTTTTGGTGTACTGCTTCTTGGTAAGTATCAGTATGTAAGACAGAGAATGTTGGCGCTAGATACTGTGGTACTAGAGAATATACAAACTAATAATGCTTTTGCGCTATATGCTCAACCAGCTATTGATGGTAAGAATGTAACTACAGAAGCTGGATACCTACTTGAATCAGATGGATTACTTAGAAAGTATGGATTTAGTACAGTAGGTACTAACCAAAGTCTATTATTCTTCGGAGGGTTCTCACTTGTATCACTTGTTCTTAACTTTCATGTGCATGGTAGGAGTACATAATGGCTGGTAATCAAGGTCAGTTTAGTACTAACTTAGGGCTACCAGTACTTCCTGGAATTACTGATGCAGACCCTAGGCTGTATAATGAGTTCCTACTAGTATATAATGCACTTAGGTCTTTAGCTGTACAGCTAGATAGAGCTACTGGACTAGAGTTTAGAGATGAGATATCACAAGCACAATACAAGGTAGATGGTGCTCAGAATACTTATATAGTAGGTAACATGAGTAAGTTCTATCTTATAGCTGGAGAAGCTCTTACATTTGGACAGTTCGTTCATGTATTTACTGATGGTAAGGTATATAAAGCTAGAGGAGGAATTGGTAATCTTAACAGTGTGAATAGAAAATGTCATGGTTATTGTTCTAGTGAGTCAGTAGCAGCAGAAGATGTAGTAGAGGTTAGTACCACTGGAATAATTAAAACTAGTGGATTAGTTACTGGTGCAGGGTATAATTTATATCATAATGCTAATATAGTAGATTCTGGAAGTAATAATGAAGGAGTTATACAGTATATAGGACTTGCTATAAGTACTACAGAGTTACTAGTACAGCCATCTAGGGATTGGTATTATATTAATGGTACTGACCCTGCTATAATATACATGGGTGAGAGAGATGGATAGTTTACAAACATAATAGAAAGGAATTAGTACTATGAGTAACAAATTAGCAATGATTATACCTAGAAATTTATCTCCACACTTCACTTATAAAGAAGCTATTGCATCTCAGATAGCTGCTAGATATAAACTAGATAACAGTATTCCAACTAAGGAACTGCTAGATGCAGCTATTAATACAGCAAATAACATGGAACTAGTAAGAACACTACTAGGTTCTAATCCAATAAGAGTAAGTTCTTGGTTCCGCTGTATTGCACTTAACCGCTTTCTAGGTTCTAAAGATACTTCCCAACATACTAAGTGTGAAGCAGTAGACTTTGACTGCGACTCTTATGGTACTCCACTAGAGATAGTAATAGCTATAGTTGAATCTGATATTAATTTCGACCAAATAATTCTAGAACACGACTGGGTGCATATCAGTTTTAAAATCGTTGCTAGCAATAATAGAAGGCAAGTGTTAACATTACTTAGTAATGGCAGATATGCAAAAGGTATAACTAACAAAGTAGGAAAGGCACATCCAAAATGGGTATCTTAAAGGAAATACTACCAACTATTGCTACTGCACTAGGTGGCCCACTAGCAGGATTAGCAGCAGAACTAGTATCTAAAGCATTAGGAGTTCCTACTAAAGACCCTAAAGCATTAGAAGGAATATTAGCTGGTATGCCACCTGATAAGTTAATACAACTTAAACAGATTGAATCAGACTTAAAAGTTAAACTAGCACAACTAGGTTATGAGTCTGAAGCTAAGATTGAGGAATACAATGCTAGAGCATTAGAAGCAGTTAATGCTACTATGCAAGTAGAAGCTGCTAGTGAGCATTGGCAGACTTATAGCTGGAGACCATTCATTGGTTTTACCTTTGGTCTATATATTGCTAGTATGTTCATGTTACCTTTATTTGGAGTTACTCCAGTGGTAATGAGTCCTGACTTAGTAATAGCAGTAGGTGGTATACTTGGAGTTGCTAGCTGGTTTAGAGGTCAGAAGCAATTAGCAGAAACTAAATCTTAACACTATATTATAAAGGAATAGATATTATGAATCAAAATAACTTAACTACTAGCTACCAAGATACACTAATTGCTAATAGGTTAAAACGAATAGAAGCTTGGAAAAAAGGTCCAATGATACCAGCACCATTGAGACTTAATAATACTGCATATACTATTGGTACTGGTGAGATTCCAGCTAACGTAGTTAGATTTGCAGATGGTACTCACTGGATATTAGCCACAGCAGGTACTACTGATGCAGCAGAACCAGTAGCTACTCCTATGGGCAGACCATTAACTGATGGTAGTTGTGTATGGTATCAAGACCAGTGGAGAACTGATAAATTAGCGGAAGGTGCGCCAACAGTTAAACCTGTTACTGCTGCACAACTTGCTGGTGAAGGACTTATATTTACCCGCTTTGCAGTAACTTCTGGCTTACCATTTGTAGTAGATTCAGAAGATGTTATTGTAGGTTCATTTAGTACTAACTACTTAAGTAGTTATAATCAAGTAGTTAACTTTAGTGGCGGTGGTAACTCCACTGGTGATGTAGTAGGTACTAACGCTGCTGGATTTAAAGGTGGAGTAGCTTGTACTAGAAGTTTTGCATATGACAAAGCAGCTCATAGTGAACTTACATTTGATGTTACTGACCATAAGTTCTCTTTAGGTTTCCATAACTTTGGCGCTCAGGCAATGGTAACTATTGATGGTAGATTAGTACAAGGAGAACCTAGTAGGTTTACTGTTGGTGGCGATGCTGGTCTTATCTATGACTTCAATGGCGAGTTCAAACGTAGAACTATTACAGTACCTGCTGCTGCACAATTCAGAGGTGTAGGACTTACTGCTAAAGGTTTCGTAAGTGCAACTCCTAAAGGTAATGATACTATGTTACTTCTAGCTGATAGTTATGGTTCTACTAGTAATCCATCATTATTCTTAATGGGAGTCATGGGATACCATCTTAAGAAAGAACTTGGCTTAAGTGGTATGATTAACTGCACTAGTGGTGGTACTGGGTACTTTAATAAAGTCACTGCACAGCAGTTAAATATGTTAGAACGATTAAACAATGTAGATAACATTGCTGCTTGGACATACTTAAATCCATCTCATATATTATTTGCTATGGGTAATAATGATGTAAATCAGAATGAAAGTAATGCCAGATATTACATGAGAGCTAGTTGGGAGAAAGCTAGAGGACTATTTCCTAATGCTAAGATATCAGTATGGACTTGTCATGGTGGTAGTACTGGACCTAGTGCTGGTACATTTGCTATGGGTGCTGCTATTAGAGCAGAGTTCAGAGCTTGGAATGACCCTAATAGTAGATTGATTGATATCTTAGGTACTTCTGCTGCACAGTCTATTGTGAGTGGTACTAGTAGAATTGACCTAGCTATCAATGCTGCTGAGAATGTTAGTTTTGTTGGTGGTTTTAATGATAACGCACATCCAAGTCCATTCGGTGCAAGGTACTTAGCTCAAAGATTAGCACAGTACATAAATGCAGCATGGAATGGTGAGTACTAAGTAGTTAAGTATAGAATCTAAAGGACTAAAGGACTAAAGGAGAATATTATGGCGCAAGAAGTAGTAGCAAAGAAAGATAAGAAGTCGGGTAATCCATTAGGTAGTATTGCTGAAATCCTAGCATCTGCTGGACAGATTAATACTATCTTCAGTGGACAGGAACAGACTACTAGACAGAGTGGTAGTACTAGAACTAGTGGTCTTGATATCAGTCAACAAGGTATTGATAAAGTAATTCAAGATATATTAGAAAGTACTCAAGGACTTAGTGCAGTATCTAGTGGTCAACGTGGCGCTGGTTTGTATAATAGTACCACTAATCAACAATTAACTAATGACCTCCTCACTAGAACAGGTGGAGAAGCAGCTAAGTTATCAGCTAAAGAAGTTACTACCCAAGGTCCTAGTACTACTACAACAGTAACTCCTCCTAGTCTTGATATTGGTACAGCACTTCTTGGTACAGCTGCTACTACTATTGGTAAGAAATTATTCGAAGGTGCTGCTGATGGTACTATTCAGAACGCTAGTGGATTCATTGATGCACTTGTTAGTACTCCATCACTTAGCACAGCTAGTAGTGGACTAGGCTTCATTGATAGTGCTGTTAGTAGCGGTGGTGTAGGAGATTTAATTGGTGGTGCATTTGGCGGTGGTAGTGACTTAATAGGAGAAGTATTTGGTGGCTTAGATTTCTTAGGAGATGCTGGTGGCGCTCTTGGTGGAATTCCTATTGCTTCTATTGGTTTAGACATATTATCTGGTGACCCTGAAGATGCACTAGGAGGCGCTGCTGGATATCTAATAGGTAATGCGTTACTACCTGGTATTGGTGGTCCGCTTGGTTCACTAGTATCAGAAATACTTCCTGTTGGTGATATCTTTGATACAGTAGGTAGTTTATTTGGTGGACTCTTCGGTGGTTCAGTAGTATGTACAGAACTATTAAGACAAGGTAAGATGAGTAAGTACTTATATACTACTGATATTATCTATGCTAGAGACCATATGTCAGCAGAAACTCTTAATGGATACAGATACTGGGGTATCCCATTAGTACGATTGATGAGGAGAAGTGAGTTAGTATCAAATATAGCAGCTTGGTTTGCTGTAGCACGAGCACACTATGTAGTATCTCTATATGATGATGGTTTCTATAATGCTAAACTAGCACGCAGAGGTAAGATTATTAATGCAATTGGAGTACCACTATGCAATATGATTGCAGCAGTAACTACTCCTAAAGATTGGTCAGTACTTTATACAGGTGGAAAGGTAGCATAACATGGCAGTAGCATCAGTAGCAGATATACTAGGAAGTCTAGGGGCATCAGCAGTTAGGTCTGCTGGTGATTCTTCTGCTGTTAATGATATAGCAGATAACCTTAAAAGAGTTAAGGAAGATGAAGCAACTCAAATGCAACGAGCTTCTAAAGATGCAGAACTAGTACGTATGACTGAACAGCAGGGTCAACTTAACAGACAAGCTGCTAATGCTAGAGCTAAGCAACAACTTAATGTTGATGAAGTTATGGCTACTGTTGCTACTCAATTGCATAGTGAGTTCTTAAAGGCAGAACAACTTGATAAGACTATTCAACAGAAAGAATCAGTAGGATTCTTTGATAATCCATTTGAATACATTATAAATCAAACTACTATCAATGATGATATAGATGCTTATAATGCTACTGCTGATTCTATCAATAGAAAAACTGGATACATAAAAGAAGTACAGAATCTTACTCAGGAAGCAGCGCAGACTAACTTAGCTACTATGGAAACAGTAAGTGAAGCTAGTGCTGCTGCTAGTGCTAGAGTAGCTGGTATGGAATTCCTCACTAGAGCTAATGATGCAAAAATCGCAGCTGGTACTATAGACCTTAATAGAATCAATCAACTATCACAAATAGATAATAACAGATTAGACCTGTTATTAAAACAGAGACAACAAGTTAACAGTGAAGAAGACCAAGCTATGCAACGAGCTAACTTTGCTGCTGAGCAGAAGGAACGTGCTATCAGACTTGCACAGTTCCAAGAAGATGCTAAGGATAAAAATAAGAAGCGAGAAGTAGAAGCTAAATACTTAGCTATTGCTAATGCTGGTGCTAAAGTACTTGGTATTAGACAGTTCAGTTCTACTGAGGACTTTGAAATCTTTAGGAGAGCTAATAAGGATGGTAAAGAGAAAGCTGATAGATTACTTGATGTAGGTTACCAAGTATTAGATAGAGAGACTACTGGTAAGCAGATTAAACTAGGTGACTCTCCAGCAGATATTGGTAAGTTCCTAGTAAATACTAGAGGTACGCTTGCACCTACTCAGCGCAAGATACAGGAACTTATAACTAGTACCCATCAAGGTGTAGCTAGTGGCACTCTTAGTGGAGTAGATAAAGGTGCTAGTATTGACCTAAAGAACCCAGCAGCAGTTACTGCACAGGCTAATAAGTTAATTGGTATAACAATAGAAACTATGCAGAAAGATAGTACAGCAGATAGAGAGAAGAATATCTATGCTACTCCTACATTATCTAGTGTAGCTGCTACAGTTCCAGCAATTAAGAATAATAACCTGTATATTAAACTGATTGAACCACAACTTAAAGTACTTGGTGATAAGCCAATTAACCCACAAGAACTAATTAATCAGACAGCAGTAGCTATGAAGAATAAAAGTATTACTTTTGCTGAAGGTGTACAAGGACTAGAAAGACTCTTTGGTGCAGCAGTAGTAACTAACAATGTACTTAACTCTTATGAGAGTGTAGGACTTCCAGCACAGAAGAAACTAAATGCACCTTATAAAGCATCTGATGCTATACCATTCTACAGTACTAAGACTAGAGACTTCGCATCTCCTACAGATGTTAAAGCTGCATTAGTAGCTAGACTTACTGCTATGGAAACTGAAAGAGGTGCTGACCCTGCTAGTGCTCTAAATACTTTTGAAACACTTATCTCTAGCCCACAAGTAAGGAATTAATACTTATGTCATTACTAGATGAATTGAATACTAGAAATACTACAGCTATACAATCAGGACAGCCAGCAGAAGAAGGCTTTGCAGAACTTCCTGATTACCTAGTTGCAGCAGATTTACATAACCAAGCAGGTGATGGTGGATTTAGCTTCTTTGACCCTAGTACTTGGGAACAAGGACTTAGTGATGCTAAGAGTTTTGTTGCTACTAGTGTTATCAGTGGCGGTGCTAGTATCTATAACAGCGGTGTAGCTATCAGTAACTTCTTTGGTAATGATGCAGAGGAGATAGATATTGCTGCTGCTATTGCTGATATTGATTCTGACTTAGGTTTCTACTATGAAGATAACAAGCAAGCAGTAGATTTAGCTGGCTTCATTGCTACTAGTCTTATCCCAGGTACTCTTGGAATTAAAGCACTTAATGCTGCTAAAGCAGGGTATGTAGGTAAGACTATGGCAGCAGCTACTAATCTGGCTGTGCCGAATACAGAGATACTAATAGCGAAAGCGGCTAAGGAACTAGCGCAGTCTCAGGCAGTCTTTTCTAATCTAAATGCAGGAGTACTTAAGGCTTATGGTGCAGGGTTACAAGCAGCTGCTGTTGAATCTATAGTAGCAGAAGTAGCTGTAACTGCAACTATGTTTAGAAGTCCTATACTAGAGAACCAAGATATAGGAGATTTAACTGCTAATGTATTTACTGGCGCACTCATAGGTGGTGCTATCGGCGGTGCATTTAATGCAGCCAAAGTATTCGGTGGTATTAAGAACAAGCTAACTCCAGTAGATGATGCACTTAAACCAATACAACAACAATCAGCATTACCTGATAGCTTCTTAGAAACTGATAAAATATTAGTAGCGCTAGGGGATAGAGATAGAGTAGCATCTGCTACTGTTGTATCAGACTTACTTGAAGAAGCTACTATTACTAGAGTAAGAAAGAATACACTTCAAACACTAGAGAATGAAGTAGGTATTCAAATGCAGAAGTTTGCTGGTAAGGATGCAGAACTAGCGAATCTAATGACTTCATCAATAAAAGAGATTCCTACAGATGTAGCACAAAGCTCACTGTTTGGTGCTACTAGAATGGGAAGGATTGCGACTAGACTACCTGAAGAAACAATCATAGCTAAGGAAATGAAAGAGATAGGACTAGCTAACTTGGATGATTTGAATGCACCAGTTAAGACTCCTAGTCGCGCTATTGGTTATGTATCTCTTACAGGAGAGAATAAAGGTAAGGTACTATGGGAAGCACCAAAGGTAACTACTCTTGGTGACCAATTCGCTAGTGCCAATGACATAGTACGAGCAGCTAAGAATGAAGGATTCTCTATATCTAAAGTGTGGAGTCCTACTAAATCTAGCCTTAAGAGCGCACAACTACGAGAAGTATGGGTAGATAAGTTCGCTAAGATAATTCCTAAGATGGTAATTGGTGAAGATGATATCCCACTTCTTGAGAAGTACTATAGGACTGTACTATCTCCTCCACAAGGAGGACTGGAACTAAGTATTAAAAACGCCAAAGGTCAAGTTACAGTACTTACTAATACTCAAGATATGCTTGCACATATAGTTAACAAGAAAGAAACATTAGCAAAGAAACTACTACTTGAAGAAAAGCTAAGTGTAGAAGAGATTGCAGCTAAGTTGAATGTTAAACAAAGTATGCTTGAAGGACAGAAAAGTGCTATTGGTTCTAAAGATATGAAAGATTACTTTGCTAGACAAAGTTATCAAGAATCTTATACTAGAGACTTAATTGCTAAAGGTGAGTGGAAGTCAGATAAAGGATTATATCCTATAGGATTAGAACCTAAGTATGCTAAAGTAGCATATGATACTACACGCCTAGAAGCTATTGATGGTAATGTACTTAATGGTATGGTAGATATTCAGCAGAAATATAAGCTATACATGCAAGGAGTTGATAACGCTATATCTAATGCACTTGGTGATGATGATTTGTATAAACAACTATTCACACTATCTGATGATGATATCCTTAAGGCTAACAGGTTTGGTTCACAGGCATCATTCTTAGGATTCAATAACAGTAACTATGATTCACTAGGTTCTAAGACTCAGTTCTTAGGCGCAGTAACTGCACGTATTACTAACAAGTTTAAAAACGCCACTAGTGATGCTATAAATCCGCTAGGACTTCAACTGCTATCCAAGCCACAAGCAGCTATAGAATTTGCAACTATCAATCAGGCAGTAAGTAACAGTGGTGAAGCATACATCCTAAGAGGTAATGCACTTATCCCTAGAAGGCTACAGCAGTACTTAGATGATATTGGTACAGGTAAGCCTAATGTAGTAGAACCTAAGTTTGCACCTAATACTAAATTAGAGATTCCTATTGATAACCCTGAGACATTGGAAGCAGTTAGAACTCATATTAATGTGAATGGTTCTAGATACAGCAAGGAAAAGGCTCTTAGAGCTGCACAGGGGCTAGAGCATCATGTAGATAGCCAATATACATTCTACCCTATTAGAAAGGATTACAGGGACTTTAAGTACTACGCATTTGTAACAGATGAAAAGATAACTGGTACAGGACATAGTAGTATGATTCATGCTAATAGTCCTGAAGCATTAGAAGCATTGATTGCTAAAGTACCTCCTGAACTTAAGGTTATTACTGACAAGCAATCTAAGGACTTTTTTAAAGCTAAAGGTGAATATGACCATGCTAGAACTCTTAATGAGAACTACATTGATACTAAGCTAAAAAGAGCTGGTGTTGATAGTGACTACTTTGTACAGACTGACCCACAGAAGATAGTTAACACATGGCTTGAACAACATCACAGACAAGACAGTGTTCTTGCTAAGGAGTTAGTACGTGCTAAGAATGAAAAGCAGTTTTTAGAACTAGAGAAACTAGGTCAGCAATATACTAATGTAGCTACTAGTACTAAAGGCGGCTCATCAAGAGCAGTAGAAGCAACTGTTAATAACCCTTATGAGAACTACATTAAGACTGCACTTAATATTAGTACTGCTAATGAGCAACCACTGCTATCTGGATTTAATAACCTGATGGATAGAGGTTTTACTAAGATAGTAAATGCTTTAGATAGTGCATTACCTTCTGTAGGTAAGGTAGATGACTTAGCTCTTATTAATGAAGCACTAGAAAAGTACGGTGCTAAGAGTGGTTACTATGATGCAGCTACT